GTAAGCTGTACTGTGCTATCGCTCAGGATGAAGGCAGTGCCTGCACCATTCTTCGCTCCGATCAAGGAGATCGTAGAAGCCAGCGCGGCGTCACCGCTTATACGGGCGTTACTCTCGTTGGTCACCGTAGCTGACAGAGACGATACCGAACCTTCGACACTATCGATCTCAGCACCGAGCGCAGCCGCGAGGCTTTGTCGAGCAGAGGCTTCTGCCGCAATGGCAGTCGAACGGGTCGACTGTTCAGTGACGATAGCAGCACCGACGAGATCAATCTCAGCCTCTAGGTCTCCCCTGAGGGTCGACAGAAGAGAGTTACGAGTAGCTGCTTCAGAAGACAGGGCGTTGGCTCTGGTAGTGGCTTCGTTCAAGATAGCCGCAGAGACGTCGCTTATGTCACCGAGGAGTTCGTCACGCACTGAGGACACCTGAGTGTTCCTTGCGGTGGTCTCAGCAGCGATGGCAGTTGACCTTGCAGACTGCTCCGCCGTGATCGCCGCCGAGATTGCAGACGCTCTGGCCGTTGTCTCGTTATCGATCTTAGTGTTGAGCGTAGCGCCTAGCTGTTGTCGTGCGGTTGCTTCCGATGCGATCTGGGATGCTCTTGTAGAGGACTCACTGGTGATAGCAGCCGACAGAGCGTCGATGTCACCTTCCAGTGCTCCCTGAAGAGTAGAGACCTGAGCGTTACGTGCGGAAGTCTCCGCCGCGATAGCTGTTGACCGGGCCGTCTGCTCCGCCGTGATCGCAGCCGTAATCGCCGCAGTTCGTGCGGAGGTTTCGCCATCAATCTTGGTGTCGAGCGTGGTGCCTAGAAGCTGTCTTGCGGTTGCCTCCGCTGCGACCTGAGAGGCCCTAGTGGAGGACTCGCTTGTGATCGCAGCCGTGAGGCTGTCTATGTCACCTTCAAGATCACCACGTAGCCCCGCGATCTGCGAAGTACGTGCTGAGGTCTCAGCAGAGATTGCAGTTGACCTCGCGGCTTGCTCCGCCGTGATCGCCGCTGTTCTCGCTGCTGTCTCATCGTCTATCTTCGTATTGAGTGTTGTACCCAACGTCTGACGTGCAGACGCCTCAGCGGCTATCTGAGTAGCTCTGGTTGAGGACTCGTTTGTTATCGCTGCTGCGACTGCGTCAATATCACCCTCGAGATCACCGCGAAGCCCCGCGATCTGCGAAGTACGTGCGGTAGTCTCTGCTGAGATTGCCGAGGCTCTTGCAGATTGCTCTGCCGTGATCGCTGCTTGTCTAGCTGCTGTCTCGCCGTTGATCAGCGTAGTCAGAGAAGCGCCTAGCTGGGTGCGTTCGGTAGCCTCGGCTTCAAGAGCCGTGGTCCGCGCAGCTTGTTCTGCCGTGATGGCAGCAGCCCGTGTGGATGCTTCGTTGTTAATGGCGGTTGTGAGAGCGGCACCTAGCTGGGATCGTTGAGTAGCCTCGGCTGCAATGGCGGTTGCCCGCGTGGTCGCTTCGTTGTTAATCGCTGCCGCGTTACCTGAAATACCAGACGATAGAGTCGTTAGGCGGGTAGCGAGGGTCTCAGTGGGTGTCACCCGTATCCGGGAAAGATCGAGGATGAAGGCCGTGCTGTCCCCGTTCTTCGCACCCAGTAGGGCGATGTCAGAGGCAAGAGCTGCGTCCCCAGCTATCCGTGCGTTGGTTTCGTTCAAGACAAGCGTAGCAATGCCCTGCCCGTCACCGAGGTCTGTAAGAGCGTCCACGACAGCCGTCAGGCCGTCTTGGTCGACCCTTAGGGCGTCTAGGGCTGCTTTGAGGGCGGTGTTGCCTAGCGCCGGGTTCTGTACCGTCGCATTGACTTGAGCAAGCTCTGTGCCCAGACCATCTATCTCACCCAAGAGGGAAGCATTGATCTGATCAAGCTCTGTTCCCAACCCGTTGATCTCACTGGTCAGGGTTGAACCGAGTTGATCCAACTCCGTGCCTAGCCCGTCGAGCTGAACCGAGAGTACGGTTGTCAGGGCCGCATTGTTATCGAGATCATTGATGCGTTGCTGGAGGGTACCCAGTAGGGCATCCCCGAGGACGACAGTAGCCAACTGATCAGCAACCTCGTCAGGTGTAAGGACAAGACCGTTAGCCTCTCCGATGCGGACTAAGGCGGTATCGAGCTTGGCCTCGTAAAATGCTGTGATCTCCTGCTGCTTGTACAGGAGCTGGAGGACTGCGGTGTTCAGGTCCTCTTCTGTGAGGACCGCGCCGTTCTGGAAATCAACCAGTGCGGCCAGAATAGGGGTGTTACGGCGAACCTCAACAATCGCCCCGGTGCCCGGAGGGGTAGACAACCGCAGACGCGATTGGTTTACCCACTCCAGTACCGAGGTGAGGGAGCCATTAACACGCACCTCTACGTGGGTGTTGGACAGGTACGGAAAGGGGACATCGAAGTCCGCCTGACCGCCAGTCGCCACGTAGGTGACGAGGGGTTGTGTCAATATCTCTCCTTATTGAACGGGCAGGCCCATCAGTTCAGTGTCCCTCTTCGCCAAGGCTTCTGCCTGACGGGTTTCGAGGTTCATTGCGATGTAGTCCTGCAACGACTTTGTGTACGCCTTCTTGCCCGCGTAGGACGGGCTTCGTTGCTCTAGGATATCCCAAGCAGGCTTGTTGAACTCAGCCATCGTTTCGACGATAGCCTTACGCTTATCTTCTTTCCGGCGGAGCGTCTGGAACCAAGGGTCCTCGAAGAGAGAACCTAGCGCCTGCTCCATCGTGAGGCCGTCCTCGTTGATGGCTTCCTTGCCACGGATACGACGGACCTCAGCCAGCTCATCGCTGTTGAGATCGAAGCCGTCCGGGTCGGACTTGCGTAGGGTATTGATATCGATCCCGAGTTCACGGAGCTGCCGCTTCACAGGACTGATAGCTTCCCCTTCAGTCAACTCGGAGGAACCGAAGGTGAGACCGACGGTACGAGCTTTGACTTCATCACCGAATGGATCGATGCGAGGGGCAAGACCCCAACCGGCACCGGGAATGGTCCTCAGGAGCGTATCGGTCCAACCAACGGTCTCTATCGCGCTGTCGCGGAAGGTATCGTTGATCTGCCGAGAGATGCCGCTGAACGGGATCATACGGGTGGTAGCGTTCTGGAGTATCTTCTCGATACCAGTCCAGCTCCCATTCTGGGGACCGCTAAGGGCTTCGAGTGCGTCCGAGAGTGACTTCATGTAGCTCTTACTCAGGATCGCATCAAACGTCCCAGCAACAACCGTAGCGCCCACGCCCCGGATAACTTCCTGCATCTCGTAGTCCGCGCTTTCAGACCAACCCTGCTTGAGAGCTTGGCCGATCACAGCGCCCATACCTACGGTGAAGGAGAACGGGTCAAGACGACCGATTTCGATGAAGCCTCCGCCGATCAGGTTCAGACGCATCGGAGGACCGGCGTCGAGATTGGCGGAGTTCTGGAAGCCCCCGTTGGTGGCTGTGACGGCACCGGCAAGCCCTGCGGCGATACCGATGTTAAACATCATGCTACCAGCTTCGACCCGAGCCTTTGCAAGCTCTGCGTCTGGGCCACCCTTCTCGATGATCTTCTTGATCTCAGGAGCGTACTTCCCGAACGGGCCATAGTTCACCACGCCCTGCTCGAAGAGCCGGATCGGAGTGCGGACATACGGGAACACCAGACCGACACGGTCGATGGCGTTGATGAAGTTCGCGCTGGTCTTACCGAGAGTGGTCTGAGGTCCGTCCATGAACAGGACTTGGTCAGCCTCATCGTCCACGATCTTTGCCAGATCGCGAAGGAAGCTGGCCTCAGCATTCAGCTCGGTCGGGTTCGTCAGTAGAGCCTCTTCCACGCGGTCGAGGATTTCCGAAGGAGGTAGTTCAGCAAGGTCCTTGGCCCTAGCTTCCACATACTTACCCATCTGGTCCATGTTCAGTCCCATCTCCTGCGCCTCGCGGACAGCGAAGCGAGTTGCTTGGGCGTAGGTCTCTTTGACCCGGATGAACTCACGACCCCAGTCATCCAGTGAGGCCGTGAAGAGCTTCATGGATGCACCGCTGGTTGCGTCGATGGTGTTTGCAGTGACTGCGCGGGCTTTCTCTAGGTGATAGATCAGGTTCCCGAGAGCACCACCACCTGCCTTGTATCCATCAACCCGCTGGTTGAATGCTTCAAGGTCAGTGACAGCCAGTCGGCCCTTCTCATCAAACTCACGCATAGCGTTCGGAGCGTAGCCAGACTTCAACATGGTCTCACGCTGGAGCCGTGCCTTAGTCGCTACCTTTCCGGTGCCCCAGCCAACGGCTGCAACACGCTCTACGTCAGTCCAGAACTCCCACTTCACGCGCTTGGCTAGGGCCTTGAGGCCTTCGCGGTGCGCCTTCCAGTAGACAGCCTTCGATGCTTCACGCTCAAACCGCATGGCTTGAGCTTCAGTCATCTTACCGGCCTTTTCGAGGTTCTTGATGGCCTTGCCACGGGCGATGTTGTTTCTGAATAGGTCGTTGAGGACCAGAGAGATACCGTTGAATAAACCAGTGGCCGGTGTCAGGGCGTTGGAGCGTAGGAACAGTGACACGCTGTTGATTGCGCGGTCCCATACACCGAACGCTTTGGCTTCCTTAGGATCGAGGAGGGTGTCAATGACTTCCTCAGTCTGATCCATGCGACCAATACGGCTCATGAGTGCCTTGAGGTTGGTATCTCCCAGCTCGGCGATGCTCTCAGCGATCCTCGCTTTGATCTCTTCCTTTGAAAGCTGGTTGGTGATCTCAAGGTTACGAGCCTTGGTGCCGTGTGAAAGGACACCGAGGGTACGGCCTGCGTTTGACAGGACACCCCGTGATAGAGTGAATTGATACGCTGCCTCAGCGATGGCGTCAGCAACACGTTCCCGTGCACCTTCTTCGCCTGCAATGATCTTGGGCAGCTCTACCTCACGCAGCTTCAGTAGACGACCGGCTGCGAGAAACATGGTGTGCTGTTCGATACGTGCATCAATGTAGCCAGTACGTGAAGCCTCATATCGAGCCTCGGAGTCCGCGATGGACAGGCCCTTGCGAAGCTCCTTGGTGACATCGCGCTCCATTCCTTCGAGTGTGCGCTTACCGATGCCAGCTTTCTTAGCCAGCTTCTGTGTGGCTTCTTCGAACAGCTCGGCAGCCATAGCCGCCCGCTCTGCACTGTACTCTCCCTCAGCGGTTGTGACGCGAAGGAGTGAGCGATAATGCGGATCTTGAGCTACCGTACCGTTGGCCTCAGCGTCATCGATGCGCTTCAGGAGGGCAACAGCCTCTTCCTGCGTCATCTTACCGAGGCGCTGCTCCACGGCCCTCAGGGCTATTGCAGGATCACCGATGAGTTCCCGAGCGGTGATCAATGCACCATCATCGAGCTTGTCGAGGGTTGCGTCAGCCAGCTCGTCGGTTGCCCCTGAGGGATTACGGGTAACTGAGGTCTTCTTCCCGAGCGGGGAAGGGTTCGCTGTAGTCTCAGCGTTGAATGTCAGATCGTCATCGAAGCGAACATCATCAGCTCCGATGGATACTGGCTTGCCACGCTTGAGCAGCGAGACAGCCTTACGTCCACCTGCGGATACTGCGGGGACAATCAGGGCGGACAGCAGGTAACCACCGGCTGCACCGAAGGCCGCGCCGCCGAGTGCGCCGTCGAGACGCTCCCCGAAGCTACCTTCGTCTGAGCCTAGCCCATAGACACCGCCATAGACGCCGCCTGCTACCGTGGCTGATCGAACAGAGCGTCCGCCCCATCCGAGGAATGGAACGAAACCACCTGCCACCTGACCACTTAGCGTTGACCAGAAGTTCTGCTCCTGCGTGACTTCCATGAACGCCCGGTTCTCATCGAGAGCCGTGTCGTAGTCTTTACCGAGGAAGAAGGAATCCAGCCCAGCGCCGATCTCGTCCATGAAGCCGAGCGTAAGTGTGTCGGCGGCACCGAGGACGGCTGCGTCCACGGCATTAACGACCGACCAACGCTCTGCGCGTTCCTTGCGGACGCGATCCCTGATCACTGACTTCCGCTCTTCGGGATTGTCAGTAGGACCGAGGGCCTCCATTTTGGATTGATATGCTGCGCTGGGCATGGGGTTTCCTTGTTACTTGGGTTTCGGCTTGGTCGGCTTTCGGCCAGCAATGTACCGGGGGATTTGAGCGTCGAGGTAATCCTCAGATTTCTTGAGGTAGTCTTCGACACGATCCGGTGTGACTTGGCCTTCTGCAAACTGAGCAACCCGGATGTTGATCTGCTCATCGAGCCACCTCTCCGCCTCTTTGTGTAAGGGCGGTGGGAGCTGACGCTTGATGTCTGCAAGATAGATCGCCCGCCAGCTTGTGACCGTCGCGGCACCTTTACGTACCTGAGGGTTATCTGCGGTGAGCTTGGCGATCTTATTGATCTGCTCAGTGGTCTGAAGGATTTCTGCACGGACCAGTGGGTCTGTCTCCTTCGCTGCCATCTCTAGGACCTTCTTACGGGCCGCAGCAGGTGACATCGCACCGGATACAACCGGAGCCACGATGGCGTTCACAGAGTTCTCTGCGCGGTCCCTGCGGGCCGTGTTGAGTGACTGTTCGTCCTCAGCTTCCGACTGGCGGAACTCGCTCTCTGCCTGACGCTCGTCCTGTTCAATGATGCTGATGAGTGACCGACCTTCGTCGATACCGATCTCACCGCTCTGCATTGCCGTGCGGACTTCCGTGATCGTAGCTGGGCTACCGATACCAGACAGACGGGCTGCGTAGCCAAGGGCTGCTTCAGTCTGCTTCTCTTTACGGGCTGCTTCATAGGCGGTGTTGAACCGCTGATCAGACACCCGCAGTGCACTGCTGTACTTTGCCCGCTCTTCCGGGTTCAGAGAGTAAGCTCCTGAGGGTCCAGTAAGATTGGCCGAGTTCGGCATACGGTCGAGGAGTGATGTAGCAGATGCCGGGTTGATCACTGAAGGATCGATGGCGTCGAGGGAGGCTTCCCCTGCTCCACCTTCGAGGCCCTGTGAGGCGAACCGACGAGCTGCACTTGCCCGAGCCTTGCGTGACTTACCGTTCGACCGTTCATAGAACCGATCGATCAGCTCCGCTGCTTGCTCAGGGGTCTTGGCTGCGAGGATTTGATCCCGCTGCTCAACAGTCATCCCTGCCTTGCCGGGGTTCTTCATCTCCCATGCAACAAAGCGGACCTGCTCTTCGAGGGTCGCGTTGCGTGGGTGCTTGCCGATGACCTGCTTGAAGTTATCGACGCGGTCGAACCGCCACTGTGCTAGGCCGTGAGCTGTACCGCCGTCACCAGAGTTCTTGTTCTTACCGAGGGCGCTTTCGTGTTCGAAGTTCCCAAGGAAACCAGCGATCACCGCATCCGACATACCGGAGGACCGGAGGCCCGTGGTGATAGTACCGGCAGGTCCTTTGGGGACAAACGGTGCCTTAGCGGGTTCTGCGGCGGCTGCGTTGGTGGAAGCCGGGACAGGAACCTCACCGACCACAGGGGCCTGATCAGGGTTCTGGCGGGATGCCACAAGTGACCGGCGGATGCTGCGGGCCTTGTTCTGGAGTTCAAGAGCCTTTGTGGGATCAGTCTCTAGGGCTTCGATTGCCTGAGCTTCAAGCTCTGCGATCTCTCCATCGAACACAGCCAGCATCGCCTCTTTACGGCGGGCAGGTGGGACGAAGGACGGGAATGCCTTGAAGCGGGCTTCGAAGTCCACTGGCTCACCCATACGGATTGCCGAGCGGAGAACTTCAGTCTCGTTAGCGACTGCCTCGTTCACGAACTCCTGCTCGATCTCTCCGTTGATGACAGAGACGATACGGGCACGGGTGGCTTCCATCTGATCGGCCACCCAGTACGCGGACTGCGGTGAACCGAAGTCACGGACTTTCGTGTCATCTTCAGGATCGAGACCGAACTGGCGGAGCTTGGCGTCAACCGCCTGCTCAATAATAGCTAGGCGCTCTTCCGGTGTATCGGCTTCGAGATACTCAGGGCTACCACGGGCTGCCTTCGTGACATCATCGAGTTCCTCTTGGGTCTTCGACCAGTCACGGCGGGTGCGGCTCATGGATACGGACTCGCGGTAGGCGAGGCTCTTCTTGAATTTCTCTGGATCAACCACCCCTGCTGCAAAGTCAGCAGAGCCAGCGGCTGTGTCCTGTATTCTGTTCTTGTTGTCGAGTGCGTCCTGCCGCTCCACGAAGGAGCCAGCAGCTCCGTTGACCCGGCGGGCGAAGTCCATCAGGGCTTCAGCTCCGCCAACGTCACCTCGGGTGCCACTGCGGATGTCATTCGATGCACGGCGGTCGACCTGATCGACCATACGCCGTGACGAGATAATGCTGTCTCGGCGGGCTGTCGGGCGGTCAGCTACCGGGGTGCGGTTCTGGTTCCTTGATAGGTCAGCCATTGGTTACCCCCTAGGTGCTGATGGTGTGCTCTTCTTGATCGCCGCTGCGTCCAGCTTGGCCCAACCGTCCGCTGCTGCGGATGCGATGTTGAGGCCTGCGCCGAGTGCTGTCGGCTTCTGGATGCGTGAAAGGGCTGATGCGGTTTCGGCCTGAGCTGCCGTGTTGCGGCTCTCTAGGTTCGCGAGGATACGATCTCGGTTCAATTCACCCTGCATCGCGCTGTCGCGGAGGAGAGCTTCAACCGAACCGGATGATAGCGATAGGCCAGCCTCACCGGCTGCTGTACGGATACGCGCCTGTTCACGGCGGGCTGCCCGCATGGCATCGAAGGTTTCTGCGGTGGCAACCTGACGGTTCTCCTCGCGGACAACCATAGCTTGCTCATTCAGAGCCTTAGTCTGCGACTTGGCGGACTTGATCTGGGCGACAGTAGATGTCGCAGCGGTAGCCACTGAAAGGACCACCGAGGCTGTTAATGGGTCACACACGTCATAGTACCTTACGGATTAACTTCACCGGGCTGGTCTTGGGCATGACGCGCATCAGGCCACTCATCCCGAGGCGGGTGAGCAGCTCTTGCTGTCGCTTCTTGTCCTCCTCAGGGGAGCCTCGGTAAACTGTGGTTGGTGCCGGGTTCTCGTAGTTGACGAGTACCGACCTAGGATCAGGTACGCACATTTGCTGCTGTCCTTGCGAAGATGGTGAAGGGGAGGCCTTCAGGCCCCATTGGTTGCTTACCGATCTCACGGAACCCGCCCCATGCCAGCCAGCGGCGTGACAAGTGGTTCCGGTCGTCGATGAAATTCCATAGGGCAATCGGGTAGGCTTCGTTCAGTAGATCGAAGGCGGGCCGTGAGGCTCTCGCGATCCCGATTGCTTCCCGGTCAATGCCGGGGGTTCCCACCATCCACACTACACCGACACCGGGCAGAGGATGAGGGGCTGCGCCGAACACGACACAGGGGTTGTTATGCCGATCCGTGGCCACAAAGCAGTGGCTGGAGATTTCGGCAGATACGCGGATAGCTTCGTGGGGGCTTACCCCCGACATGGCCGCGATTTCTTCAATATCAGTTGGCCGCAGATGTTCTGCGATATGATCCAGCCACGCCTCCGCCACAGCGGGATCGGTGTGACGAAGGTCGTGGATGGTTATCATTAGTTGGCCCTAGAGAAATAAAATGCTTCCCATTCCGCCGAGACCAATGTCGAAGCGACATGGGTATCGTTAGTGACTGCGATCTCGCATTGAGCTGCATCACCATAGACTTGGAAGCTGTAGCTACCTGTCTGGAACGAGGGCTTGTTAAGTGTCAGATCGATGGACCCGACCACCTTACCAGTGAAGTTCGACATCTTTGCAGGCACCACCTCCTCGACATTAGCGGGGGCGGCGCTGCCGTAGGGCTTCACTTCCGTGCGGAAGAAGCCGGTGTTGCTATAGTAGATGGTGAACGTGCGGAGCTGTAACCTTCCGGTCGACACAGGACGCCCTTGGTAGTCCATTGCGAACTGTCGGGAGAACTGGAACCGCATCGAATAGGACTCACCCACTGTAACAGGGACAGGTTCCTGCCCAAGCACCGTAAGGACCGATCCGCCAACCCACTGGTACGTTGCGGGGTTCACTAGGGAACCGGGGGCTGTCGGGTGTGTCTTGCTACGGATCAGGCGAACCTTGCTTTGGTTCGGAACATACGGGAATGTGTACGACGTCCGGTTCGTAACCGGATTGTACGTTCCTGACAGAGTGACCCGTCGATCCAGATATACCTGATTGTCCTGCTCAACCGGCTTTGCGGTGGGCTGGAGTGACAGGCGCTCTAGGTGGAGCACTGACTGGCGATTGATCAGAAGATACAGGTGACCGTCGATGAACTCAGCACCGACTACAGGATCGCCCATGTCCCACTTCCGCCAAGCACTGACGATCTTTTCGTTACCGTCCCAGTAGTACTGGTAGACGTAGATCAGCCTTCCGCCGGTCAGGGCGAACACAGCCTTGTGGTTCGTGGCACCAACCATCTTGATCAGGCCAGATGGGAGGAATTTAGGGCAATGAGCAGTGACCTCAGCGGACGCGAGTGTGTCGCTATCGTCCTGACGTGTGTACTCCCAGACGACCGAATGATCGCTCTGGTCGCCGCAGTAGTAGACCTCAGTGCCCATAGTCACTGGGCGGACCTTCGTGTTGACCTGATAGGACGTCACTGGTCGTATAGCGATGCTCTCAGGGGTTAGCCCCTCCTCACTGTTCGTGATTGAGAACTGTGTCTGATCCGCAAAGGCCATGATGCCGTTGTTGAACGCGAGGGCGTAGTTCAGGATGGCGACATTTGAGGTAGTGACCGCCACATCGATAACGTCCGATGCGACATAGTCGAGGACCGTGGTGCGCCAGTAGTTTCCGAAGTCACCGGCACATGACAGGATCACATTCTCATCGACAAGGAACCCCATACGGTTCTGGTTGAAGAACACGTCGTTGATTGTCCGACCGATGAACGACGGAGGCGGGTTGCTGTCCTCATCGCCGACCGTGCGGTTGGCCCAAGAGAAGGGTGCGAACGTAAATGTACCGTCAGGCTCCCGCACAAGCGCGTGGGGCATGGTTGTCGCGTCAATGGCGTTACGGAGGCCAACAGCAACTGTTTCGTCCCACACGGCCCCGTTGCGGCGCACATAGTAGGAACTGAAGCCTGTCTCTGCCGAGCCGACGATCTTGTACATGGTGCCGTTGGCGGCTGTTTCAGGGAGCTTCTCGATGCTCGGAAGTTCACCCGCGTAGGAACCATCGGAAAGGTTCGGGAGATACTGGAGAGGAGCGCCGCTCACTGCGCCGCCCCATACGGCGTCATACGCTAGATCGCCTGCGGTGTTCACCGGGCGGCTATTAAGCCACCGAAAGTAGTCGGGATCATAAGCAGCGTCGGTGCCGAGAGCGGCAAGCTGGCACTGCTTGTTCGTGTTGACGATGAAGGTGTAGTCAGCGACCGTGACAGCGCGGAAGGAACCGCCGGTCAGATAGCTGTAGCCTCCGGGTGCGTTTACGGTCTTCTCAACGCCTGTCTCATGATCGAAGACGCGGACCCCACTCTGGGTGACGATCACAATGTATCGCTCGTTCGTGTCTCGGTTAATATGGTGGACAAAGGCGTTGGTCAGGTTGACGCCTGAGAGGACCGCGAGGTGCTCCGTCGGGGGACGCTTGCCCACACCCTCTGCCATGATGGCCCAAGTGTTGACTTCGTCTTCCGTCTGGTCGCTGGCGCGGAGGATCGGGGGCTGCTGAGAGACCCCGTTATGGATTGCTGAGAGAACCCGGCGGCGCAAGCTCATTAGTAGCTCCTGTCACCGAAGGATTGCAGGAAGGGACTACGGCGGAACATATTGGTATCTGCCGAGCGGCGCTCTTCCGTCTGAAGGAGGACCCACGCATACCGCTCATCCTCTTCCTCGAATCGATCAAGGATTTGGCTGCCGATCACGCGGCTCTGAAAGCGGCGTCCTGCGTAGGTGGCGATGTAGTTCCGCGCTACCTCGGGGAGGTCTTCGAAGGCGAAGCCCCAGATCACCTTAACGGTGATGGATGCGTTGAACAGGAAACTCTGGGCGTCCTTGCTGTAAAAGCACATGGAGCCGTTGGGTGCCCGACGCTGCACAAGGTTCTCGCTGGTGTTTGAGGAGTCCACTGAGAGGGCACCTGAGGGGACCAGACAGAAACCATTGGCGTCAGGGGTGATGACATAGTCGTCATCGGTGTTGAAATTCCAACCCTTCGCAAGGCACCGACGAGCGGCGGTCTCTAACAGTTTACGGGCGATGTTAACGTCCGTGATACCGGAGACAGAGAGGGTGGAAACGGGGGCCTGCCCGATGGAGAGCAGCATCGCGTTGACGGCGTCCAGCTCCGTCTGGGCTTCAATCATGGGCATGGGAAAATCCTTAGGAAAAAATAGGGGAGCCTCCCGAAAGAGACTCCCCCAAAACGGCTTAAGCCGGGATCGCGCCGGTACGCAGCTCGACAGCGCACTTGCTGCGGAGCGTACGAGTGCCGACGGTCAGCGCAGCAATCAACAGGGTACCCTGCTTGCGCGGCTGATCTTCCATCTGGAATTTGACGTCCTCGACGAGAGCCGAGCAGGCTGCCATCGGGGTCCAGACGGTACCAACGGTCGTACCGAACTTCGCACGGTAGTACGACGGAATGAACTTCTCGTCGCCGCCAGTGCTGTACGGTGCTGCGGTGTTATCCACACCGAAGACTTCGTTGGCGATGTTGGTCTTCAGGACCTGAATGTCATCGACCGTGGTGAGCTGCATCGAGCGGATGCTGGCGCTGCTACCGTTGGTGTCGCGGTTCAGGTTCTTGTCGGTGCGGGCCATCAGGTACCACTGAGCGGCCTTGAAGGCTGCGTAAACAGGCATCGAGCCGACCGGAACGTCCTTCTCGTCCATCGCCTGCTTAGAAGCAGCTACGGCGTCGATCAGTGCGTTACCGTCGGTTGCCAGCGAGGCGTTAACGACAGCCGAACCACCAGTGTCACCGCTGAACAGGGCACCCGAGCGGGCCGCCTTCAGGATCGTGCGGAGTACGTTGGCGTCGTAGTGACGTGCGAGGAACTCACCCATCTCCTTCATGTACGGCTGACGCACATCGAAGTGGTTGAGGATTTCGTCAATGTCTGACAGGAAGACGTCCGAGACGAGCTTGTCGTCGGGCGTGACCAGCACTTCAGTGTGCGTGATCTTACGACCAGTCAGTTCGGTACCTGCGGTGTGGTAGCCGCCGCCTGCCCGCCAGATGGCCGGGAAGCGGAACGACTTACCCTTGGCAAGCGTCTTCGACTGATGCTTGTCGCGGAACAGGGTTGCGGTTTCAAAAGCGCCGATGATTTCGCCGCTGTAAAGGTCGAGGTTAAGAGCGCGGATATCACCCGTGCCCAGATTCTGACCGGGTGAGCTAGGAATGGAAGTCATGGTTTCCTACTGTGTTTTTGGGTTGAGGTTTTGGGTTGCAACCATCTCCTCAAGGCCACTTCCGGTCCCTCGGTTGTCCCCGCAGGGGCCGAGCGAAAGGGTTATCTCTTGGTTCAGGTAAAAAACCCCCGGACCTCAATGAAGTCGCGGGGGTGTTACAGGCGGGAAGACCCAGTGCCTGCGGGCTGTAGCTGATCCCCGTCGGGATCGTGTTGCTAACCGTAGTGCGCTTGCAGTGCCCCCGTCAGGGCACCGTAGAGGCGTCGGTGGTTCTATTCATTAACGAGTGGAAAACACTCGCTGTTGAAGGGAGGGTTCGGTAACCCGGAAGCCCTGCTTCTGGGACCGGGCCAGCTTGGCTTCCACTTCCGAACGGAAGCGGGAGTCTGAGCTGTAACGCGGGTCCTTCACATCAGCGAGGAAGTCCGCACGGCTCTCGTAAGTATCACCGCCAGTGGCTGCACCACTGTTGGGGGTGATGAGCTTTCCTTCCGAAGGTACCGCCGTCGCGTAACGCGCCGCCAGACCCCGAACAGCATTCTCACGCAAGGCCGGGTTGTCGAGTGATTGGTTGTAAGCCTCCAGCTCCGCGTCGGTTAGGTTCGATGCAGCCCAAGTCGAGATACGACCGTACTGCTCTTCACTGCCTGCGTAGCTGTAGATTTGACCGAGAGCTTCCTGCTGAACAGCCTTCACGCCCGCGATGTAGAGGTTGAACACCTCACGGGGAATGCCTGCTTCTTCGAGCGCAGCAATGGCTTCGTCCGAGACTTCACCTTTATCTGCCCACTCACCCTTAGCCAGCTCCATCGCTGTGGTTAATGGTGTGGGTTCAGCCTCGCTCTCTCCTGCGGGCTTTTCAATCTTGCCGTCAGGCGCAACCGGAGGCGGTGCTTCCTGTACCGGGACTTGCTCCTTTACCTCTCCACTGTCCATCTTGGAGCGGAGGGCTGAGTAACTCTTCGCAAGGCCTTCGAGATCAGCCTGACCGTCTTTCCAGAACTGCTCAGGGATATACTCAGGGCGCTGCGGACCATCTGCGGGGATACCAGCGGGATCAACCTGCGAGAGCTTAGGTGCTCCGGTATCCTCCGCCGGGGTACCTTCTTCGGTACCCACGGCGTTGGGATCAGTCATTAGAGGTAGTTAACCTGCGTGAAGCCGTTCATGAGTTCGACTTCCTGCACCTCAACCGGGCGCTCTTCAGCGGACGGTGCGGTGGTGTTATCCTCAACGATGAAGTTGGTCTCGACTTCTGTCGTAACCGTTGCTTCGACAGGGGCGGCTTCAGCCACCGGGGTATTAATCTTTGCCATTCATTTGCTCCTTATACAGGGGGCGCGGCTGCATCATCGGGTGCGGCGATTACGTCCGACATTCCCTTCGCAAGCTGCGGTACTGCGCTCATCGCAGCGTTGTTCATCATTCCGGCCTGCTGTTCTTCTTGAACCATCTCGGCTGTCTTGATGAGTTGATCCACGGCCTCGATGCCGTAGCTTTCAGCGAACCTGCGGCCCACTTCGGTCGCCTCAGTGATCGTGCTGATCACCTCAGGCCCGTACATGGATACCATGTCCTGTGCCCACATCCGCAACTTGTTAGCGGAGTGGTTCCGGCCCATTGCTTCGAAGCCCGTGACAATCGTCGGCTGGACGCTGTCAGGGATCGCAGGTGCTTGGTTGTCTCTTTCGAGGATGTAGAGGATGCGCTTGATGAGAGGCAACTGCCACTCAGCGGACAGGACTGTGTAGACGCCGCCTAGGACGTTCTCCAGCTCCTGAGCCATAGCTCGGATTTCCTCAGCCGTGACACGCTCTGCATTGCGGACAGTACCGCTCTGAAGCATGAAGGCGTGGGACAGGCGAAGCTCAAGGCGTTCTGCCACAGCGTTGACGATCTGGAAGTCCTGCGTCTTTTCAAGTTGCAGGGTCTTGATCTTCTCACCGTAGCCCGAGAGGAACTCTCCGGTGTCCGCAGCGGCGAGATCATCGACCTCAACCATCGCCATCGGTTCAACAATGTGAACGATCCGGCTGGCAACCGCAGCGAACTGAATGATCGCCTTCGAGATGTCCTCAAGGGACACTAGGTCACCGATGTATTCCGACACATGAGCGCGGCCATAATCGCTGCCGGGGACTGCCTGCCAACGAAGTGCCATCCATCCGGTAGCGTCAGAGTTGGACTGACCTTCTGATCCGGGGACTACGATATCGTTGATCTGCTGGTAGTGGCGCACCGTATCACCCTCACGGATGATGTGGGTGTAAACGTCGGTCATCTTTGAGGACGGCTTAGTCGGGTCCCACTCAACCTTACAGGCTGTACGGGTGGCCTCATCAAGGGCGGCTGGGTTGATCTTTTCGTGGACCACACCCTCGATCAGCTTGCCGTATTCGTCACGGACGACGACATACTGGTCAAGGCGATACATCCGGGGCGACGAGCGGTCGACCGGGAAGTAGATCAGGGCGTTACCAGAGATGATCAGGTGGCGGAGGGCTTCCATGAATATCGGGCGGCAAGCCATCGTCTCGACCAAGAGCATTGCCTTGGTGGAGATGCGGGCCAGCGCCTCACGAACAACAGATAGCTGCTCACCGAGTTCGGCGGCTGCATCCTCATGGACGCTCAGACGAGCGAAAGCCTGATCCGGCGGGAAAAGCGTGACAAGAAGCCACGCAGCCAAGTTGTTAACGCAGCGGGCACCGAGTGACTGGTACGGCTGTGAGAACGCGGTGTTCGCGTCCTGACCGTCCAGCGGGATCAGACCGGGGATGGTCAGCTCCGAGTTGGTTCGGGCGCGTTCCAGCACGGTGTTACGCGGCTGCTGTAGTTGGGCGTATCGCAGCTTTGCGTTGATCGCCGTTTTTGTTTCTTCTGCCAATGGTCGTTCCTTTAACGGGCCATTTCACGGGTGATCCGGCCCGCTCCAAACCCTCCGCCCATAACTGGCGATGTGGGCAGCCCGCTCATTACCGGCGCGGGGGCAGCACTAGGGTTCACTGGGGCGACTGGGGAGACAGGGCGTTGCCCCATCCCCCCGCGCTCGATCCGCAGGCTGGAGCGGCCTTTGCGGAGAGCCTTTGTCGATGGATCACCATCGAGATAGGAATTTCGGACCACGGTCGGCTCAGGCGGTTTATTGTTCGCCGGGTTGACCTTGGGTGTTTTTACTATGCACATTATCGACGGCTCCGTTGCTCAGATGGTGACCGCCTTGCGGTCGCTGCCCAGTGTTTCAGGAACAGGACCACTTCTCGCTTCCCTGCGTGACGCTGGATGCTCTCGAGGCTCTCGTTGGGTTCGGGGAGCTTCTCGGGGAAGATGCGGTCCAGCTCGTCGATCAGCGCGTAAGAGCTGTCGGGAAGAAGCTGCATGATGAATCTCTTGAAAAAATAGGGGCCACCCAATCCATATTGCGGACTGAGCGACCCCTATGAGGAATGAAAGGACCTACAATGAAGATAACGGGAACCTAAAAAGGCTCCTCTCTCCAAGGGTCTGCACTAATTGGCACTTTCTGGATCGTACGGAGGAACCCACGGAATTACGCGGTTTCCTGCATACTCACCATGCTTCAAAATGCGGGCAAGATTGACCTGAATAACAGCGTCACGCTCCGTCAAACCCGCCTTGGCATAGGCCATAAGCACTTCATCCCATGCCTCGATCTCGTCCTCTGCCTCGAGAACATCGATTGCGTACTCGGATGCTTTGCCGACGCCCTTGGCACCCGGATAGCATCCGTCTGGTCACCAACGATTGCCTGCCAGAACAGGAAGCGGGTGGCCTCCAGTGGTGTAGGCCGGAACACTCCGATCTGCGGCTGGTTCGGTCGGTACAACAGCGCCGGTACAGTCATCATGTCCTTGTCGTCTGACACCATGATGCGGTCTTCGGTGCTGGGCTGGGTAGCCATGATCCCCATTACATCGTCAGCCTCGAGATGTGGCATGATGACTGATGGATACGTCTGGGCCAGCCAGTCCTTCAGATCGTACAGAACTTCAGGCCGTTTGGTCTTTGCCCGGTGGCTCTTGTACGCAGGGAACAGGACCTTGCGGAAGTTGGCGACTTCATCGGACAGGCAGATGGTCAGCGTGTCAGCTTCGAGTTCAGCCATGAGTTCATCAACAGCGTCCTTCGCGCCCTGCTTGGCGGCAGTGAAATCCGTAGCAACGGTCTCGACGCCCTCACCCCAATCGTATCGCTTCTCCGTGGCGGAGGAGTGGCGATAGGCGAGGATGTCAGCGTCAATGAGGAGGTGCCTCACTTCGGATCACCGCAGGGTTCGTTGTTGGCTGCGCGGAGGCGGATGTTCTCCGCAATGATCAGATTGATCTGGGCCATGCGGACCTGAGCAGCCTCGAAGACGTTCATGTCATCACGAACCTTGGGCAACTCAGTTGGCTCAACCTTCTCGATCTCGCAGGGCACCGGCACCGGCACCTTGACTACCTTGGGTAGCTCAGGTGTGGTGGTGCAGGACACAAGGGCCATCGCAGTGATGGCGATAATGATCTCACGCTTCATCAGATGTTCTCCAACAGTAAGGCACGGGCTGCTTCGCATTGTTCGTCCTTGGTTGTGGGTGACGGCAGGGACAGGATGTCCTCTGCTTTGACTTCGAGGCGGACTGCCCTGCGGTTTGCCGCAGCGAGACCTGCGAGGTAGACCTCACGGTTCTCCTTGGCCTGCTCTGCCATGCGGTCGATGGCTTCATTCTGTGCCAAGAGCTTACCGGAGAGATCGGCAGTGATTACCTTCTCGGCCCGGAGGTCAGCGCGGGCTGCATCTCGCTGGGCGACAACGACTTGAAAGGCGATGGCCATGAGCAGGGTCACCGCAACTAGGCTGTAGGACAGGGCCGTGCGTACGCTTGTGGGTATGATCATTGTTCAGGTTCATCCTTTCGTTTGGCCCAAAGGGCAGCGCCGGTTGCCGCGAGGATTGCCGCAGCTCCGGTTCCGTAATTGGAGGGATCGAATGGGTTCCCGCTTTTGGCTACATCCCAGCCAGCGAGTACAAGGAACTGTACTCCGATCAGGATTGCACCGATGCGGATAACGTCAGGGGTTTGGTTGTCTTTGCTTGTGGTCAACTGCCGGACCCACTGGAGGATTGCTCGTATAATCACCGTGCGTTGTTCCTGTAGAAATCAGCCAGTGCCACCAGCTCATCCACAGTGAGGTCTGACTTGGCTCTGTTGGCTTTGTTGGAGATCACGACCACGTTGCCCGGTACGTATCCGTCCGCAGGCACCCGCCGGTCGAGCGAGGGGGAGTTTGGCCCCGGTCCTTTCGAACCGAGGGCCTGCTCCAATCGTACCCCGAACACGGGGCAGTAGCGTGGGATGATGATGTCCGCCTCGGATAGACCGAAGGGGACCCCCGCCTTTTTCGCACGTTCCTTCGCGGCCCTGATCATCATCTTTCGGATGTCGAGGGGCTTGTAAACGCGCCGCCGTTTCACTGGCGGGTTGGGCTTTACTGGAATATTTTCTCCTAGTGACTGTCGGCCCAGCTATCACCGATCTGGAATGCACCAGCCAAGGGGCACCGGAGGTTGAACGCTTCACCAGCGAGGCGTATTGCCCGTGCTGCGGCTTCCCCGATCTCGTTGGATAAATGGGCCGGAACTTCTAACTGATATTCGTCATGGATGTTTGCGACGAAGCCGAGGCGGTCTTCCCCGCGATGCAACCAGCCGGTCACCCAGTTGGGTTCCCATCCGGTAGACATGAGGTCGTCCAACAGGATCACCGCAGCCTTCTTCATGACCACCGCACCACCGCCCTGAAGGAGCGTGTTAAGTGCGGCGTGGGCTGAACGAACGCGAAGGCGTCCGCCGTCCACTGTCTTGAGGTACTTGCGGGCTGCTAAGGTCTTGACCTTGGCTTGTAGCTTACCGAGTGCAGGCAGGCCTTCCTCGACTGAGCGACGGGCCTTGGTGCCCAGACGGACCAATGCTCGGTCACGCAGGTCACCCGGCGGGTACTTGCCGTGGAAGCCTTCACGCTGACGGTCGGAGTAGTCATCATAAATGATCGAGCCGAGCTTCAGGTTACCAGCACCATACAGGTAGGCGTATATCCATGTCTTCGCGCTGTCCCGGCTGTTGAGGCCGATGAAGCGTTGGTTGACTGTGTGGACGTCTGTGCCGTCGTCCTTCGATCCTTCAACGACCGTCTTGACGTAGGCACCGGCATCGAACCGAGCCATGTAGTGAGCCAGCATACGCAGCTCTAGGCCCTCAGCATCGCAGCCAACCAGCTTGAAGCCATCAGCTACACGGAACAAAGACCGGCAGTCCTTGCCGTAAGGGGCGCGGACAGCAGGCACCTGTGCCATGTTGGGGTAGCTGTGGGTCATCCGTCGGGTGACAGCGCCGAGTGTGTTGACGCGACCATGGATGCGGTCGTCGCTGCCCACACGCTTGAGCCACGCTTGACTGCCTTCGGCCAACTGACCGAGCCGCTTATCGACAGTGAGGTACTCCACCAGCAGCTTGGCTTCTGGGAAGTCCAGACCACCAAGTGTGGTTTCGTCGATCTTCGGTTTGCCAGTCTCAGTGAACTCGACAGGCTTCCAGTCGTAGAGTGCTTGGAGCCGGTTCGCGATATGGTCACGGCTGCCGGGATTGAATGATACCGTCTTGAACTTGGGCACACCAACACCGGCCTTGTAGCCGAGCTTGGCGTTGTCACGCTTGGGCATGAACACGTAGGGCTTGCCGCCCTTGCGGATCGGCTCTTCCCACGGCGGGAACACGGCACGGAGGCGATCCTCCAGTTCAGCCTTACGGCCCCGCAGGATACGTTCCAGATCATGCGCCCGTTCCCTGTCGAACAGGAAGCCACAGCGTTCCTGCAAGTGGATCAGGAAGGCGGTGTCATGTTCAAGTCGAACAGCGTCTTCGCTGTATTCCTTAGCAGACAGGAACTCCCACAGGCGTCGGGTAACGACGATGTCCTGATAGGCGTAGTCTTCCATGTCCTGCGTGAACAAGGCCCAGCCGCCGGTATAGTCACCCTTGTGTTCACCGAGGCGGATGCCCCATGACTTAAGGTTGTGTGAGCCGATCAGCTTACCGAAGTCACGGGGACGTCGGCCAGCGCGGACACCTTCCATGTCAACGTCTGTCATGTGCGGGTAAAGATACCGCGAGTAGATCAGCGTGTCGTGGAGGACGCCCTTCGGGTGAAAGGATGGGTTCAGCTTCTTGATCGCGGGGACGTCGAAGTTGATGATGTTGTGACCGCAGATGGCGTCGGCTTCACCGAGGAGTTTAATGCCGTCCTCGATAGAACCATCGCGGGGAGCCGAAGCGCCATCTGCGAAGAAACCGTCGTTGAACCGCAGGAACTTTCCGGTCTCGGTGTCGTACATATGGAGAGTGTGGATCACGGTCAGCTCATCGAGCAGTCCGTCACTCTCAAGATCGAATAGCAGCACTGGGTTCTCCAAAAGAAAAAGGGCCAGCCCGAAGGCCAGCCCTGAGTTGTGTCCAACTGTATTGGGTAGTGATCAGTCGAGGACCTTGCGGACCTTGCGGACCTTGCTGAGTAGTTTCGATGCCTTGATTGCGCGAAGCTCGGCCTCACCGGCAGCGTCCGACAGGTTTGCGACGGTGTCGTTAAACCGGGCACGGGCGTCTGCGAGTGCCTTATCGGTCAGAACAACGACGTCATTCTGGCGGTCGATGTAGGCTTCGAGCTGACGCTCGATCTTCTGGAACTTGGCGATCAGTCCATCGATGCCCCGGTCAAGGACACGGGCGATGAACAGAGAGATGATACGTGTGATCATGTCAGTCAGCTTTCTTTGGCAGGGGATTGGATTTCAGGAGTGCCTCGAGATCATCGAGTGTCTTGCGGGCAAGGCCGATCTTCTGTCGATCATCGTGGAGCTTTCCGGTGGCCTGAGCATCAAGCAGCAGGGCACAGGAAGCGATTGCATGGGCGAGGTGTGAGACACCGCTTTCGGGGTCAGTGTCTTCACCATCGAACCAGAGTTGAAGGTGACGCTCGAGTGCATCTTGGTAGACCGAAGCGGATATGCGGGTCTCCCGATAGTTGAACGCGCCGTACTTAGCGGCACCGACAGACATCACGCGGCCCACCAGCAGCATCACCCAGCGTGGCATTACGGACCACGTTGATGGCTTCTTGGAACCGGCGATGTCCTTTGGGTTCACACCCTCAGCAACCCACTCAGCGCATCGATCATATTTCATCATCATCCAGTGTCTCATCCTTGAAGGACGAACCGCCCTCTTCAGGGAGGGGAACCTCATACATGAGGCCGGTGTCGCGGTTGTATTTGAGGGCGATGAAAGGCCCGACAGCATCTCCAGTGAGGCGGTCCTTAAGACCCCGCACAACGGTCGGGCATTCCTTGTCTTGCTTGTCTCGCTCGAGGCCGATCAGGTAGTGAGACCAGAAGGCCACAGCACGGGAGCCTCGGAAGTGCTTCTCCTGTACCCGGCCACCGTCTTCGTGGGATTTCCCATCAGGTGTTGCCAAGTGGAAAACGAGGTGGATTGTGATGTCCAACTCTTCAGCCAGCTCGGCCAGCTCCGACATGATCAGGTCAAGTGACTGACGCTCATTCTCGTCCCCGGCTGTGAGTGCCGTCATGGGATCGATGATGTAGTCCTTCACGTTCTCTGAGGCATGGAGGTATCGGATCGTGTTCTTGACTGTCTCCCAGTTCCGAGCGCCTTTCAGGCTTACGGAAAACAACTGAGGACGGAACGATTGGATCGCAGCACGTAGCTCTTCCTTGTCGTACACAGTGCCGGGTACGTGGACACGCTTGCCGATAGCCATACCGCCCAAGGTCTTGAGCGTCATGCGGGCAGGCTCCTCATAGAGGATCGTTGCCACAGGGCGGGGCGCAGGCATCGGGAGGAAGTCACTGTGATCCTCACCGAGGTCAGGCCGCATTGCCGTGAGGGCAAGCTGCTTGACGAGGGTCGTCTTACCTGACCCTGTGCCCGCGCCCCACGTATATAGTGCGGAGCGGCGGATGCCGTACGTTGTCTTGGTCATGGTGCGCCACGGCCAAGGGAGGCCCCAAGCCATCTCAGCGCAGGCCTCTTCGATCAGCTCGTCGAGATCGTTGAGCACCTCAGGCACCCACTTACGGGCACCCCAGATAGCATCAACGAGTTCCTTCGAGCGACCGGCCTTGACCATGTCGTTCGCGTCCTTGAGCGGAAGCGTTGCGATGTAGGCCTTGCCGGGGGTGAGAAGCGGTACGCATTCAGCGACTGCCTCGCGTCCCGGTTCATCCTCATCGAACAGGAAGACCACCTTCTCGAAACTCTCAAGCCAAGCCAGTGCCTTTGCGACTGCCTTCTTCGCACCTGAGGCACCGCTGGGGACAGACACAGCAGGCCAGCTAAGGCCCATTGCCTGAGTGACGGACATGGCGTCGATCTCACCTTCGGTGATCACGATCATCTTGCCGCCATCACGGCAGAGTTGCTGGCCGAAGAACGGCATGGCCTTCTTGAGGTTACCAAGGACCGTGAAGTCCTTGCCGGGTAGTCTGATCTTCTGAGCGACGACAGCTCCAGTGTCGTCATAGTAGGGAGCGATGTGGCACTTCTTGCCGCTGAACTCGCCGACCCTGTAGTTGTACTTAGCACATACTCGGTCATCGAGACCGCGCTTGGGTAGAGGTTCGATTTCGCCCCCGCCGAGCAGGGCCTTGTCAGCCTTGATCATGCGAGGGTTACTCTCGCCCATACCCCCATCTGCTTGGCGAGTAGCCTTGCAGGAGAAACAGTGAGTGTGCCCGTCGGAGTACCGAGCGCAGGCGTCAGAGGAACCGCAGTCGTCGCAGGGTCCCTTGTACAGCAGTTCGCTGTCGCTTTCGTGATCGCTCATTTGCGTCCTTTCTTCTCACGGCGGGTGACCCGCCAGTTCGGTTCGCGCTTCGTCGGCAGGCGGTGCCCCGCGTCTGCGGCCATCTTGGGCAGGTCGATGCCACGATCTGCAAAGGCGCTGATCAGGGCGTCACCAACTGCGGTGGTGCGGCGGATGTAGTTGAACTGGCGGGTCATTGATGGTCTCCTAGTCTTTGACGGAAGCCCACCACGACTTAACGTCGAATGATGGGCAGGCTTTGGCGACCCCCGGTACGTCACGGTGGCCGATCACCTCAGCATCAGGATGCTTGGCGGTGAGTTCCGTGACGAGCTTCTCAAGCGAAGCCATCTGTTCGGGGGTGAAGTTGTTCTCCCCAAGGCCCTTGCGGTGGGCGGGGGAGCCGATGGGCGGTGAGCCGCCGATCAGGCAGATCGCGATGGACCGGCGGTTGATCTTGGGTTCGTGTGCGCCCGGTTGATTGTCAGGACGTCCCTTCTGGACAGGACCTGAGCGGGTAATGATGTAGTGATATCCGACGTCACGGAAGCCGCGTTGGCGGTGTGAACGTCGCACATCCTCCACATCCCAGTCCAGTGTTGCCGGTGTGGCAGAGCAGTGGACCGCGATGAAGTCGATGCGGTTCATTGGTTGGAATTTCACAGTACCTTAATGTGGATGTCGATGTTGTTGATCTCTCCCCACACCTTCTCGACCGTCAGCTTCTGCACCTGCGTGTCATCAGCCCACAGACCAGCGTCTGTCATGGCGTCCATCACGCTCTTGGCGTAGTTGTCGACGTCGGGTTTTGGGAAGGGGAGCTTAGATGTCTTCGGCTTCTGCGCCATGCAGGTGATCGACAGGGTAACGGGTGCGTCACCGATGTCGATACACCAGTCCTTGATGAGTGCAGCGGCCTGTTCTTTCCAGACCTTGTACTCTTTGGGCATATAAGCAGAGGCGAACTTCCCGATCACCCTGAACCGTGGCCTAGGCGACGGCATGGGGGCGACCGGGAGGTCAAACCTGTAGGATGTCAGATGTCATCCTCTTCGTCTTCAGCGGTATCGACGTTGTCTTCCATGTCCTCGGCGAGATCGATGGCATCACCATCTTCTTCAGCACCGAAGCCATAACCGGAAGCATCACGCGATCCGTAGGACACCAGCTTGATGATCTGAACGCCGTTCAGGTACACCGAGCAGCCAACTTCCTTGTCCTTGGCGATGTAGTAGCCACGCAGCTCGACGTTCATCTTCATGATCGAACCACCACCGATGCTCGGCAGCTTGCTCTCGTCAAACTTGCGGTCGTTGCCACCGATCTGGACACCACGGGCGTCGAAGATGTCGGGCTTCTGACGCCACGGCTTGTTGGTCTTCTTCGAGATACCCGAGGCCTTCTTCTTGGCCTTGATGGTGACGTAGCCAGTCTCTTCGCCGGTTGCGTCATCTTCCTCGACGGTGACCGGGGGGTTCGCCTTGGTGATCTTGTCAGCGACACCCTTCTTGCCGTCCTTGATCAGCTCGGCGGTGACCTCGTCATACTTCGCATCGATCACAGCCTGTGCCTTGGCACGGAATGTATCGACGAAGGCATCGTCAGCGTCGAAGCGGAGCTTGCACTCGTACACGCCATCGCTGTCGAATTTGGTCGAGGGTTTGTTGAGGAACGGGAACACGGCAACACCACGCGCAGTGGTCAATTCAGTCTTTGCTTGGGTCATGCGAAACCTTTCGTAGGGTAGATAGTGCGGTACCGCTCTGCATCGGCGGTCAGTGTTTGAATGGTGAAACCCTCGGCGTCTGCGAGGGCGGCGGTCTCAAGGTCCACCATCCCGTAAGTGTCGAGGCCATGCGCGGCCTCAACGACGAACGAGAAATACAGTGGGTCCATCCGCTCAAAAGCGGTGGGGCTAAACGTCATCTCATTTCTCCAACCCCAAACTCTCGAATGGCTTCGAGGTGTGGGTTCTTTGTGGCGTCTGCGTCAGCGATCTGTCGCTTCGCCCGGACGATCAGGTCATGTGGATCGATGCCCGCTCCGAGGGCAACGAGGGTGGCTGTTAGGAACAGGGCGTCGATCTGGATCGCCGCGTCCTTGGTCATCTGCATGGCGTCGAGGATGGTGAACGCTGGCACCTTGAGCGGGACCAGCGAACTATTAGCCATGACACGTTCGCGCAGGCTCATCCGTCCATCTTCTCCTTCTCACCGATGGCGCGGCTCTTCACACCAGCCACGCTCACAGCGAAGCCGGGGTTGTTCTCAGCCATCTGGCGGGCCAGACGGGCAGCAAGTTCAGGGGAAATCTTCTTCATGTATTGGTCTCCAGAAATTGAAAAATGCTTCCATCACCAATGGTCTGCACTAATGGGCACTTCCGTTAACGGAACTATCAGGCAAAGGTGTATTCAGCGTCGGCAATGTCGCTGAGGTTCATGCTTCCAAGTGACGGCGGCGGGGGCAGTTGAGCCGCAGCATCAGCACTCAACTGCTGTTTGATTTCCTCATGGAAATCTCCGAGCACGTTGCCGCTGTACTGTTCGACGAAGGTCTCACGCAGGATACGCGAGAGCTTGCCGGTGTTGGCTGCGTGGGTACCGAAGCTGTCGTGAATAACAGCGAGACTGTTGATCCCGTTCCTTTTGGCCCGCAGCGCGACTGCTCTTAAGTGAGCGGCGTCGAGACTGTGGACAAAGTTGGGAGCCACGCCATTGACCTGTGATCGTGAGCAGATGTTGCTGGTCTCAGTCTGAAGCGTCATCGTAACCCGGCGACCACCCCAGAAGGCGTTCACGATAACACCGCTCTGCTTCTTGTACTCTTGCAGGATCGGCAGGCCATCCGGTGTTGTCCACCAGAGAGGCAGGCCGTCCGTAGCCGCCACCTTGGCAACCTCACGCAACCATTCCATCGCCACAGCCGCTGCCGAAACAGTTCCGCTGATGGAACTAAATAGTACGTGAGACAGCCATGTCGCAGCGTGGTAGTTGTCCACGCCACCGAGGTAAGGCTCCTCGCCACGCGCCTCTGCTTCCTTATCGAGACCGCGAAGGGTCTCAAGGATCATCCCACCCATCCCGAAGCGGGTGGCTGAGTAACAGAAGGTCATCGTCGGACGCTTTGCGATGGCACGGGTGATCTTACCACCGGCCCAGCACTGACCGTACTCTTCCGTCGAGGCATCCGCCGCTGCCTGAGCAGCCTTGGCGACCGCCGTATAGACGTCCTGCGGTCGATCTGCGGGGAGCAGGTTAACCGCACGTCCACCTTGCTCGTCACGGAGCATGGCAGAGAAGTGCTGCAAGCCTGAGCATGACCCGTCCAGCGCCACAGGGATCGAGGACACGAACGAGTTTCCCTCACGTACCCATCCAGCCAGCTCATAGCAGGCCGCAAGTGCACAGTAGGGGCTGTCTGCCGTGGTCCAGAACCGCTGGCCGTCCAGAGGATCGTTCGCGCTGTCCAGAAGGGCACTGAGGTTATCCCTCACCCACCTGTGGCGCTCCTCGAAGCTCACCTTATCGACACCGAAGAGATTTGCGACGTGGACGAACAACCAGAACGCACCCTCATCACCGAGCGGCTTGCCGTCGGCGAACTGGATGAGAGCCTTCTGCCAGTCGCTGCCCTGCGGAGAGGGGCCGAACTGCGTGATCGGGTAGACCCGTCCACGGAAGTCCATCTCATGCGGGAAATAGATGGCTTCTTCGTCAGCGAACTTACGGGCAACCCACAGGCCTTGTTGAAGGGCGATGCGGGCGGACACGCGGTCAGCGTTGGCGGCGTAGACGGTTGCTGCTTCACGCTTCCATTCGAGCTTGGCTTCCTCGTTGGTGTCAATGTCGAGGGGCTTGGCTGGTACTGGATCGTCATGCCGTGGCGGTAGACCGCCGAGGCTGCCGCCTTCATCCCATACCGAAGCCATCACTTCGAGGACGCGGGTGTTGATCTTCCAGCGTGTCTCTTGGATGTGGTTCACGCTCTCGTAAACGTCAGGCATATCCACGTTGCGAAGCTCCATGTGATACGCAGGGTTCCGCTGCTTGACCAATCGGTTGCCGTGACGGGGTGTCAGGAAGCCACCGTAGGTCGGGCTGCGCCACCGACGGGGGCGACAGAGCATCGGCATGGTGATCGGCGAGAGCAGCTCACAGCGGGCGTGTTGTTTATCGAACCAGTCCGTCAGGGTTTCTGTGGGGCGGACAGCGTAGGCTGATCCCCTGCCCTTCGAGACAGTGTCGATCTTGAACAGGCCGGTGCTGTCGACCAGAAGCTCGATGCACTTGGTGCCGACCGAGACCTTCTCGGCATTCGACATACCAATGGCAACGCCTTCGGTAGTGAACAGCTTCTTGATGGCCGACCGACGCTGACGGCTGTAGCCGAGCTTCGCTTGCTTCTTCATGAAGCCCTTAAAGCCCACGCGGTTGACCTCACGGAATGCGTAGAACTCTGCATTCTCGATCAGTGCCTCAGCCACCTTCAGTGCTGCTGTCTGGAGCAGGCTGCCAGCGATGGCGATGTTCACGACCACACGACAGGTCAGATAGGCGATCTCCAGTGGGTCGGAGATCAGGAGAAGGTCTGCCGCAGCGTGGCGACGACCAGCCTTCCCTTCATTGACGTACTTCACGAACTGGGAAACTGCTTCCGACATCGGAAGTGTTGCTGTTTTGAGTAGCAGGTGACCCGGCGGGAGGTTGGCTTCCTCCTCTGCCGAGCCGACCATTTCTTTCCACGGCAGTAGGCGACTGCGGTAACGTGAAGCACCGAGTGCACGTTGATCGTCTTCCAGTTCCAACTGGCGTCGGATCGTTGCTTTGAAATCTTTCATATGTTGTCCTTCCTTTTCAGGGATCAGCCCGTTCGAACGACGGGCGAGGTTCAATCACCAATGGTCTGCACTAATGGGCACCGAGGGTTCACCTTAGGATCACCTAAATGATGACCTTCCTTCACCCCCAAGGGTCTGCACTAATGCGGTGTTTATTGGTTCCGTTGGCACGATCATCGATCTTACGGAAGTAATGTGCCAGATCGTGCCGATTCGTGGCACAGAAGATCGTGACAGGTGGCACACCCCTGTGCCACGCTGTAACTTATTGATTTTATAGGAGGTAGTGGCGCACCCAGAACGAACCTTGCGTTCATTATCAACTACGTAGTTGACCGCAGGTGCGCCATAGGGGTGACCAATAGTTCCATCAGGTTGACTAAACCGTAAGGTTGATAATGTGCCATCTTGATTGCCAAGTTGCTCACTGAAACCTTTCG